ATAAAAATTTTTTCAATCCGAGTGACCGGGAGAACAAGACCCGCCTTTTCGGAACGGGTCGAAATATGAGCTGGGGAAGACGTCGACTTAGTTTTATACGTTTTAACCGCGTTTGCCGCATACGTAGTCGACGAGTTGAAAAGAGGATTCTTGAACGTAAGCCGAATGGCATGGTGGATATCTCGGTGGCTAATCGTTTTCTTATCAGCAACGGCCAATAACATATTCATGTTGTGAATGATTTTGCCAATCGTTATCTTAATTAAAACGTCCATGCACTCGGAGGCTTCAGCAGTAAGCCCGAACGACGAATTATGGCGCTTAAAAAAACTCGTAATGTAAGAAGTAAATTTAAGTTCGGTTTTAGAACGTTTCAAAATAGGGTCTCTGGACGAAGATTCTAAAGATACCATGGATGAACAAGTTATCTAAAGACGAACGTTTCTTTATATAAGATTGGATGATGATCAATTCTAACAGTTCTCATCAAAACGCGGAAGAAAGGTTTATTACAAAACCACCTATTAAACGAATTTTGAAAAAAGCCAACATAACTCGCATTTCTAAAGACGTCGACGAAGTGATTTACAAACTTTTAGTTGAGTATGCTACAAAGATTTTGCAAACGACTCTTGTGTTTACGGATCATGCTCCCCGGAAGACGATCCAAATGACCGACTTGGAATCAGGGTTCCAACAAAATAGCCAACGTTTAGTTATCAAGTTAAAAAAGCCCTTGAAAAAGATGTCGGAGAATTCGACGAAAACTCCTAAAACAATTTTATTTCCAGGACAAGAAATCCCTTTTAACAATTTTAAGGAGATGTGCAAAAATATTGTGAACCGGGACGGAAAAGAATACCGGTTTGGTTCTTGCGTGTTTGTGTTTCTCCAATACGTCGTCGAAATATATATATACGATCTTTCGGTTCTGGCAGCCCGCTGCGCTTTCCACGCTAACCAGCGTAAAACCGTAAGAGCTTCGGATTTTTATTTGGCGCGAAACCTTCGAGGGTGGTAAGGGTGGTAAGGGTGGTAAGGGTGGCGATACACGATGAAATAAATGGATTTCCTATTCGGAAATAGGAAATAGACCGAAGGGACGGCTGAGCCTCCCCGGAGGCTTCGGCGACGCCAAAGGCGGTTCGGCGTCGCACTGTCCCCTGTGCGGGTCTCTTCGGGGTTTTTCCTTTTAGTTAAATCTTGAACTTACATAAAAATCCAAAAAAAATAAGAGTCAAAACTAACGTATACATCCCTAAAATTTCTAACGACAGCTCGCCCGAGTACCGATGTTGGAGAAAGGACAACCCTAAATGAGCCCAAAAAAAAGCAACGACTACTGTCAATAGGATCAAAATAATTGTGTTCGTCGTGAGCTGAAGCGGAGATGAAGTAGAATCGACGTTGACCTTCGTTTCTCCTGCTGCCGGGACATATTTTTCGCGCGTAGGCGTAGGCTTAACGGGTTGGAGATATTCAATGTTATCAGTGTCCTCAAACGGTTTGGAAGGGGGATTCGGGGCACTCTGTTTCCCTAAAAATTCCGGAGACATTCCGGCAGGCGGACTCCCGTAGTAAGTCCCGGCCCCCGGGGCCGTCGGAGCCCACGTCTGGGTAGCCGTCGGCCCGGTCGCGTACAGCGACCCGGTGTTTCCATAGACTGTTGCCGGTGGTTCGTTCCCGAAAACATCCCAACTGCTCCCTCCAACCCCGTAAAACCCTTTTGTCCAATGGTGGTGGATATCACTCGTACCTCCCGGACTTTCAACTACCATTTGGTTAGGCACTTCGTAATCGTATTCAAGCCCGTCATAATCAGGAGTCCCGTAAACCGGAGAGTCCGGCGAATCTAGAACTTGGTAGTCCATATATATATAGTTTCCAATAAATAAATTATTTTTCCAAAATAATAGACTCCGTTTCTGAAAATCTTACAGCTGTAGAGTCTCGCCAAAAAATTTTGAGCGATTCAAAGCCAAGCATTCGAGGAGTGGTAGGAATTCCGTAAAAATTTCGACATGGACCGGCAAACTGGTTCACGTACTTCGTCACGACTTCTCCGGAGTCGTTTTCGATTCGAGTATAAGACGCGGGGCCTAGGCGCCGTGCAAACCGGATTCGGTACGGAATGTTGTGTAACTGAAAAGAAAGGTCGGCATATCCGTCAACATCAGCCTCTTCAAATTTACAGTAGTAGCCGCAGAGATTGGCAATCACTTCTTTTATGTGACTAAGGCTATAGAGGAATTTACTTATAAGATTGATGTAGAAAAAACTTCCTATCCCCATTTTATTTTTTTGCTAGTTACTTTAAACTTATAGATGAACCGTCGGTATTTATAGGTTGTTCTTGGACTATTGCCGAACAGGTATACATGTACGGACGTTTAATATTAGGAGTTTGAATATATTCAAGTTTGCCAAAGGTTTGGCGAAATTCATCAATGGTAAGGTGCCCTCCGTAAGCTTTCAACAATTTCCAATGCGGCGCTTCGGGAATCGTCTGGGTGGTACGATTAGTGAGTTTAGAATATAACAGGAGGAGGAGCGTCAGAGACTCGCGGTATTTAAGGTCTCCGCGGCAATCATTGTAGTAAGCTTTACAACACGGAAACGAACAGAACAGCCCATCGGTGACGAAAAAATCGTTCATCTCGAGAGAAAGGTTTGCTTTTGTTAGAGCAGCTTCCCGCGCGATTTGTTTACGGGAAGAAGACTCATGGGGATAGTATTCTATGGGAAGACCGATGGGACATGTCGTGAAACTATAACGACACCACCAACAGGGTTTGGATGTGTAAATAGGGAGAGACCCGTAGTCGTGGACATTGACCATGCCGACTAAATATTTCGTCACATTTTTATGCGGATCGATGAAATAAATTACGCTTTGGGGATTATTTGCTGACGAATTATTGCGGAGAAGCGTTGTGAAGTTTTCTTCTTTCAATTCCTCGTAGTAGTTATGGATTATATCGACCGCTTTGATTTGTTTCAAAACCAGGCGCCGGGGTTTTTTTGTTGGCATTCTACTTGGGTCGTTTGGCTTAAACTAAAAAAAAATCACATCCGTTGGAAATTAGAATACGTGCAGATGGCTTTACACGCTTCCCGTTTTTTTTCGCACAAATCGTAGTCCGTTAACCGGGTTTTGTGTAGGCAATCGTAAAAATAGTTGTCGCAGATAGTTTTACACTCATTTATAGGAATTCGCCGGAGCACTTTGATCGGCCCCCCATAGGTTTCGCGGGTGGCTCCGCTTAGGAGTAAGAAAGCGCCTAATAGAAAGACCACAAAAATTATGATCGTTACTTGGTTCATTTTATTTTAGTGTAAATAAAAAAAAAACGATTTAAGGTTTGTTATCGCAATATTTTTCCGAATATAAATAATTTTATGTATGGGTATATGGAACCAGCGTCAGAGGAGAAAAAACCGGAGGTCTTTTGCATTCCTGTTGATAAAAACGATTCCGAAGTCGGAATTATAGGACAGGGGGAAACATCGGGGCCTTCGCGAAAAGGGGAATGGTATTTGCCGTCGACTGGAGAAAAAGGTCACGGAGTGCAAGGAACGGTTCATGAAGTTTGTAAAAATAATGATTGTGACTATGTAATGAAAATAATTATATTTAATGGTGGGTACACCAGGAAACATTTTTTGAAAGAAGTAGAGTTGCAGAAAGAAGCCTTTCGCTTGAATGTTGCTCCGGAGTTAATTGATTCGTGGATATGCAAGGACCCTTATATCGGGGTTATAATCATGCCCGCTCTACAACGAACGCTTGAAGATATTCTTAGAGATTCTACGGTCAAAGACGAGGAAAAAGATGAGTATATTAAAGATGCTTTTAGAATACTTCACATTCTAAATGGAAGTAATATCTTTCATAGAGATCCTCATCTATCAAATTTTATGGTAGATTCCAACAAGATGTTGAAAATTATTGATTTCGGCTCGGCCCGAAAACTAGTTGGACAGGACACGGCTATTCCTAAACATGATTCTAAATTCTTTTTGTTTAAGAGCCCGGAGCCGCCCGAGACTGACGACGATGTTTTGAAGAGTTCGTTAGATAAACTCTACGTACCTCCTGAAATGGAAGCCCTTCAGGCGTATAAAAATGCCCGTCAGGACGACGATCTGTACGGTTAGCGTACTACCGAAACGATTGGAAATAACTCTGTTTTCTTCTTCTTTAGGCGGAAAAAGAAAATTGCTGCGAAGCGGCCCATGAAAATTTAATTCATGCAATACACCGAAATAAAAATGATGACGTTGCGGTGGTGATCTGGTTTATCGTCTACGCTGAGGTAACATAGGGCTTCTTCCCCCCCATCGGTCCCTCCACGAGTTTTGATTTCGCTAATGCGGTTATTTTTGCCTCTGTTTCCATTTTAGTAACTTCCTTATCTAAATTTTCGATGCTCTTCCACATTTGGTCTACTTCCTGTATCTTTTCTTGGAAGGTTCCCTGAAACATCTTCTGTATAACTTTATTATACCGCTCATAGATCTTGTGATTTGTAAGTTGATTGTGAATAAACATTTTAATCTGTGGCTCGTCCGGGTTGGAATAAGAGTTGAGAGACAAGTAAAGGGTTTTTATCTGGCCGAGAGTCTTTTGTATCTGTTTGTTTTCATCTATCACCTCTTGGTCTTTTTGATTAACATCCATATTCGATCTCTCCTCCAGGATCTGCGCTTCGCTTGCGGTGATCGGGGGTGAACTCCGCAAGCTTTCAGCTACTGCTAGTTTGATCCAATAATTCTGAGCCTCGCGTAGTTGTTCCAGAGAGAAAGGGGCGTAGCTGTATCTTCCCTCTTGTATGGCATTTTCAAATATATCGTCCTGTTCGAATATGCCATACCTTCCACATTCATAAAGAGCCGCCGCTAAACCTTTTATACAATTATACGCGAGATGGTCTGGCAGGTAATGATATAACGCTTTTTGGAATGTACTGTCGCAAATTTTCACTCTTTTATGAACGTTATCAAGCAATTCTTTGATTTTTTTTAGTTTGATTAAAGAGGGGGACGACCCCCAAAAAAGTTTCATAATTGGATTGTAAACTTTACACCCTATCTTTCCCCCTTCATTTATCAGGGTATCAACCATGGCCATATCTCTAGCATCACGAATTTTGTCCTTTAATAATGTGTTCACCTGTTTCATCCAGTCTGCTGTTTTTATGATTTTATTTACGTCTTTGTCGATATTAAGGATGTTTGTCAATTCACCCTTTTTATTTTTTTTAAAAAAAAGGGAAATCTCATTGTTAAGAGGTACAAAGAACTCGTCGTCGGAGCCGCTATCCTCCGATACTGCGTCTGGCTGTGTATTTTTGGGGGACAAGACTTCCGGATTTTCGTTGGCGAATTTTTTTTCTTCTTCAGCCATTTTTATATATATAGAAACTAATATGAGTTTTTTTTTTAAGTTTGGGAAATAAAGGGAGCGTGGAAGCAAATTAACGGACTCTTTTTTCATTTTCATCTTAACAAAAAATGAAAAAAAGAGTCCGGAAAGCAATCGGATCAAACCCCGCCAGATAGAAAAATATTTCGAAGTATTATTTTAATAACCTTTACTAATAAACGATGACTGACCCCATTGTTAATGAATTATACGAAGACACGATTAAGATGGTCAGCGACGGATTCCAACCCAACGATTTTATTTTAACGATCGGAATAATAATGCGTCTGTGTCAACTCCGCCAGGATTTAAGAGGGAAAGGTCCCCAAAAGAAAGAAATCGCGATGAGCGTGTTTAAACTCTTTGTCACGAAAAGTGGTTTACTCAGCGATAGTGAAGCGGAGATGGCGGGGACGTTTATCCTCACGACGCTCCCCTCTCTTATTGATACGCTGAAAACTATTTCCAAAGACATCGCCTCAGCAGTGAGCGGTACAAAGAATCGTTTCTGCTGTTGCTAGGACCCGTATAAACCAGTCTCTTTACTTTGAAAGACAAGTAAAGAGACAGCGAAGCGAGTTAGATGGGAGACCGACACAACGGGCAGTGTAGCTCGGAGCGAAGCGACCGCGCAGCGGTCTGAAGCCATTTGGAAATACAAGACGAGTGGTAAAGATGCCCGCACGAGAGCCTAGACACAAACTCGTCCTGTTCAAAGATTTCGATACAAATCGAGCACGATTCGATTGTCCCCGACTCGCCCTGAGAAAAAGAAGTGACAGGGATCGCTGGCGGCGCGGAGAGGGGGACGGTGCTGGCCAGCGCCGGTGGCAGAACTCCGCCCGGACGTTTCAATTCGATGGCGATAAAAATACTCATAACCAGCACTCCCGACCCGACCGACCAGAACAAAAGCGGGGCAAGAAAAACGCACGCCTTAGCACTGTAGAAGAGGAACATGCCGAACAGAACCCACCACACTTTTAAGACCAGAGATAACAACTTCCCCCTATAGCGGTGCAACGGGTCGAAGGATCTCTCAAACTGATGATAGAAAGCAACGAAGCCGAGCCATGAATGGATAATCAATTGACCATATATCCATAACCTTAGTTCGTCCAAACACACGTCTCCTCTTATGTTGTAGTAGTATATGGTTAAAGCAAGATCATAGCTCACAATACTTATATGGCTTAGTGGCTTGAAGAAAGGAGCAAAACGCCCGTTGACTGGCGAGGATTCCATTTACTATTAGGTGCTTGTATGTCTAATTAAAAATGGTGTCTGTAAATTACCGTCTCAATTTTTACTTAGACGTGGTGAATTCGTGGTGAATTCGTGGCGAATTCCGAGTCCGACGGGAAAGCGAGGGATTTTAGCGGCGCTCAATCCTTGGTATTTGACGGTTAATAACCACCCGACGTATTTGGGCCACTCTTCGAACTGAGCGCGTCTGTCACTGATCGTTGCTGCAGGTCGGCAGTCGAAGGTTAAGCCTTCTTTTTGGGAACAAATCCAAACGACAGCCCCCTTCTCAGTCCCTTCGCCCGGTTTGGCACCTATTATCATAAATTCGCTAGTGTCGAACTGTTTGTATTTTCGCATTTTGAGAGACCGCCGCTGGGGAGTATACTGTAAGGTTTTAGAACGAAGCACAGCTCCTTCGAATCCTGTTGCTACAAACTGGTCGTGGTACTCGGTTGCTTCCTCCGGGCTATAAATAATGTGGGTTGGTACCCGCTTTACCTTTTCTAATTCTTTTTCGTCAAATATAGTGTCGAGGGTTTCGAATCGTTCGGTCTGTTGAATCGCTCCTCCGCGATCGATACAATCGAACACATAAAAGAAGAGCTGGTCTTCGTATGGGCAAGGCTCTTTTCGGTGGATGTTTGCAGCCCCTCCGATGGCTGCAAACCGTTCGGCGCCGTCTCTCAGTAGTCTGCCGCCTTTCCGAATTGTCGGGCTATAAATCTCGCCATCCAGACCGAGATACGAGGGCGGGAGTCGAGAGAGCAGAGTCGCTGTGTCTCGACAGATTTGTTGGAACCACGGAAACCGTTTCCCGGTGCGGCTCGTAAGAATGGCAGTACCGTCGAATCCTCGAGTCGCGACACACCGGACCCCGTCCAGTTTAGGCTGAATGTAAGCGCCTTGGGTCAGTTCGAGATGTTTGTGGAGACAGTGGTCGGTTTTCTTATAGTGGCTCGCGTACATGGGAAACACAAGAGAGGAGGTGGCGGGTTTTCCGGGAGCGTCCAACAGCCGTGGCGCCGATTCTTTGAATTCAGCGGAGTCTCCTGAGTCTCCTACAGAATATCCAGACTTGATTTTTTTGAGCCACGCCCGTTGGGCGTAGAGACGGGCTTGTTTTTCGGGCGATTTTTCTAAAGCTGTCGCTTTAATTGTCCTCCCGACCGGTTCGCGTAATTTTCCGTCGAGTCGCCCGTAGGTCCGATATACAACGTCGTTTTGGGCCCAAATTTTCCAGACTAAAATATTGTCGTGGGGGTCCCGGGTGTAAAGAGGATCCCAAACCGTTACCTTCGGATCGTTCACTAAACATTCTTCCATTTTTAATTAAATGTTTTATCCATCTAAATTAAATTCATTTTTTTTTAATAAAGAATTATATAGAATTATAGTATATGTCAGCACCACCATCAATCACTTTTGGCGTATTGTCTCGTTCGTCTTTTAACCAAATGCTCACCTCTGTCTTTCCCTCCCCCCCTTCAGAAAGACTTGTTGTTCCCTTACCCCCCCCTTCTTCAGAAGTGAAAGAATCCGATGTTACCCTGAGCACCCGCGAACAGTGTATTGCTAATACTTTAGAAAATTCTCGGTGTAAAAATTTGGCAAAGCCGTCTCTAGCATACTGTTATACTCACCGAGGCCAAAGTTCTACTAAAAATGCAGAATGTCCTATATGTTTAGAAAAGTTTTCGGAATCCTGCAACGTCTTTCTTCTCGCATGTGCCCATCAACTCCACCACGAGTGTCTAGCTCAACTCCGGACCGACAGCTGTCCGGTATGCCGGAGTCGGTTAACGAACTTGTCGAAAGACCTTGAGGATCAAATCCGAACACGACAGATTCAAGATACAACCGAGCGAAACGAAGAAGAATTGCAGAACGCGATCGCGCGCCTAGGTCAGGGTATGAATGTAATTGTGTCCCCTTTTCTAATGTCATTTTTTCAAGCCCCCGGAGCCCCCGGAGTCTTCGGCGACCGCGCAGCGGTGCCGAGAGCTTGGACGCCACTTTTTTCTTCGTATCCCGCTTCGATTTCGCTCTCCGATATTTTTGAAGATTTTGTTGTGCGCCAAAATACTACAACGTCTTCTCAGCCAGAATAAAACTTGAACCTCCTTATTTTGTTTCCTCTCCGGATTCTCCGAGAAGAAATATAGTCGTAAACGGTAGTTAAAACATCGTGTCGGTATTAGTGTTCCGATCGGTAGGGAAAAACCGGTTGGCGAGATAATTCCACGCTGTATAGTCTTGGGGGGTTGGATGCTTTCCTAGATAACGCCACTGTGGGTTGGGAACTTGGTAATTCCCCTTTCTCGAGATTCTGGGGTAGTATTCCAGGACGGCCGGGTTTGAATTCGAATCAGATAAAAGGAGCCAAAGAGCAATAAACCCCACAACGATAATGATGAACACACAGATTGGTTGCATTTACTACATCTCAAAGAAAAAAAGAAGCGCGTAATATTTTTCGTAACTGGAAAGGCGGTGTGAGATTAACTCACACGGAGTCCAGCACCAGCTACACTCTACTCTGCCACATCTAGATCTTGATTAATAATATCTTAAAGGGTTCTTTGGGACACTGCTGCGTTATTATTGGGGGGCATAATTATACAAATAAATCATTTTTAATTGAGGGTTAGATGGTACGGAGTGGCTGCTCTACATCCACTGGGTTCGAATGTTGAAAATCAGTGATATTGGCCGGATCGACAGTTTCGTTTGCGAAAAAAGAACCGGGGTCGAAAGGGACTGGTTGTTGTGGACCGATGAGATCGAGCAAGGGTGTCTGCGTTGTCGGCGTTGTCCCCCGCCCAAAAGGGCTGGCTGTTGTGGGTAGAGGAGTAGGCAACATCCTGCTGAGGGGGGGAGTCGCACGCACACAGACTATCTCGCCAGGATCGATTGAATATGTTTTAGCAGGATTGGAAGAGTCAAAGTTTTATCTCTCCGAGGCGTTCCGTTTCAAAAACCTATCGTAAGCCCCGAACGCCGGGTTACGCCGCGGCCCGAACATTTTGGCAGGGTTGTGGGGGATCGGTCCGGCGATTCCTCCCCCAGCCAGTGTAGTCGTCGAATCGAGGGCCGTCGCCCCGCTGGTGTAGTATTCCCCGGCGACGTCCGTTGAATCCGAATCGAAAGCAAGAAGCCACAAAGCAATAAAACCTAAAACAATAATAATGAACACACAGACTGGTTGCATTTACTACATCGCAAAGAAAAAAAAGGGGATATTTTTCAAATTTCATCAAAAGTGTTAAATACGAGTTTCTATGAACCAGATGAATGTTTCGTATTTGACGCAGTTGCGCGAACAGATAACGGAAACAAAAAAACGGGCCGACCCACCTCTCCCTCCTGACACATTAATCATAATTCGAGTGTACCGGACACCTAAATTTAAACGGGGATCGTGGGAAACTCAAATCAATGCTATATTCCAAGACGAAGGCTGGAACCAGAGAGGTGTCTCCCCTCCCAGCCTTGTCTTCGTGTTGGATGAAGAAGCCCATTTTTATTTCCCCTACCCGAAAAGTTCAATGAACATCTTGATTTCGACTGTCAGTTCAGTGTGTACAAAAACCGACACATTGTCCCCCAAAGTGTATCAGTGTTCTGCTTTCCATTTGACGAACGTCGCCGAAGCGCTAGCCTATTTCGTGTTAGAGATCGACACGGTCGAGAAAACCAAAGCCGAAACCTTATTAGGAACCCCCCTCGATCATATGACCAACAAAGAGTTCCGCAACACTCTTTCTAATTCTCAAATACAATTCAACTATTCTAAGACAGGTGTCTTTTACAAAAATTGGAAACCTAACACAATAGTATTAGAGGAGTGGACTTTCTTGGACGAGGGGACAAATACTGTTGTCAAACTTTCCAACTCTCTTTCGTTCGACACGTTTGAAGAAAATATTTCTCTTTTATTCAATAGGAGTTAAAACAAGTGTTTATATCCAATACTACAATGAATCGTCGCGACTGTATTTTTTACGGAGAAGTGGTTAAAGGATATATTATAAAAACGTTAATAGATGTGCTCGTTGGGAGTTTTAATCGAACTCCATTTACTATAACTGATAAAGGGCTTTACATCCGCGATTGTGACAAGAACCGGAGTATTCTGTTTAATATCGAATTGCATCGAGAGAAATTTATCAAATATAAATGCGACCAGGATATTTTTTTTAGTGCTAATGTTAAACATATTCAACGATTGATCCGAAATCTTAAGAAAAAAGATTCTCTCATTCTCGGGATTCGAAAAAGTACGCCTGAAATATTGTGCATTGTAATCTGTCCTGCCCGGAAAACAGAAAATACTAATTATCGGAGCGAAACTGCCGACATTCGAATCCAATTAGAGACTAACCCGAGTCTCGTAGATATTCCTAATTCTCAGGTCTATAAGTTCCCCTACGTTATTGATGCTTCCGAATTTCAGAAAGTTAAACGTATTTCTTCAGTGGCTAAACTGATTAAAGTTGTCATTCAAGGGGATAGTTATTTGGGGTTTATTTGCGACAAAGAAATTTACTCGACTGCTCTCCATTTCGGAGACCCGCCGTCTCTTAAAGAAGAAGAAGAAGAAATCGTTAGTTCGGAAGACGACTCTGAAAATGATTCTCAAGAAGACAATGAGGAAATAGATACATCGTCTAACCATATTTATAAGGCGGAATTCAATTCGTCGCTTTTTAATCATTTGGTAAAACTCCCTGGGCTGTGTACTCAAATGCAGTTTTACGCGCCTACCGAAGACTTGTTTCCGTTACGGATCCGTATGGAAGCGGGGTTATTAGGGAATGTTGACGTTTATATCAAAGATATTAAAACTCTCGAATATGATGAAGAAATTATCCGGCAACAACTTGCACAAACAAGTTAATTTGTTTGAATAATAATAAATAATATTAGTAACACGAAGTATTTTATAATGTCAAAGAAATATGTATGTAAACCCTAGGACTGGATTCATCATACAAATTGGGCTCAGAACTTATAGAGAACTCAGTAAAAATCCTGCCTGGAAGAAAAAATTAGCGCAGTCGCCGAAAAGTCCTTCGAAGGCGAAATTGAAAAAAAATGTAAAAAAATGATTGCTCACTCCAAGCAGCAATCGCCACAA